AATTATTTATTATTCTTTGTATTTTTTCAATTTGATCTTCATAAACGTGCAAGCTAGTAGCAAAATGCGTATATGTTCCGCACGGTATGTCTAGTCGCATCGCAATATACTTTTGCAATTCTGTAAAAAATACTACATCATATGGAAAACCAAACCATATATCATTACTGCGCATCATTGCTGTACAATTTAATTTTTTATTACGAATCATAAAATGTAATGCGATCGTACATAATTCATCTTTTGTTTCAATTACAAATTCATTAGGAACGTTTAAGTTTATAATTGCTCTTCTAGAATCAGGATCCTTTTTCAATAATTCTATTATTTTTTCTAATTGATCAAATCCATACCTGTATTTTATGCACGCGCCATATGCAGAATTGGACGTTATTCCATCATCAGTAATATCATACCATTTAGATGCAAATTCACCTATAAATCTTACATCTTCGCTTCCTGTAAAATACCATATGAGTTCCGCGAATAAATAAGTATCAGATATATTTCTAATGCTTACGACGTTGTTGTCAATATCAGTAAGTTCTAAACAATAATTTGTCAGTTCAACAGTATTTCCTATTTTTTTACCGCGGTGCGTAATTTCACTTAAAATTCTAAGATATAATGAATCAATATTATTTGATGTAATCATTATTCATCCCTCACTTTCAATACCCATAGGCAATTGCGGGCATGTTCTGCAGGAATAAGCGGTGCCATAATATTTGCTATAAGATTTGTATCATAATATTCTCTTAATTTATTGAACATTTTCTTTTGCCATTCTTCAGTAAGATCTTGTTTATAATCTTTCATTGACGCAAATGTTCCATACTTATGTTCAATCGTGAAAAATTCTAACAGTTTTTCTTGAAGTTCAAAATGATCCCATTCTCCGATTTCTTTAGTTCCATCGTCTTTCATGAGCATGTGATTATCTGCTGCACCAACGCCAGGATCATAATTCGGAGTCGATAAAAATACAACAGTATCATCATTACAATGAAATGCAATATTATCAAGAAATATATCTGCGTTTTCATGTCCGATATGTTCCATTACTTCAAAACAAGTAATGATGTCAAATGTTTCTCCTAAATCTAATTCTGGCTGACACAAATCTATTTGCTTAAACTCTGCAAAATCAAGATTTCCAAATTTTTCTTTATTGATCTGTACTTGTTTATCTCTAATTTCAAGACCCAAATATCTTTTTGGGCGGTATCTGTTTCTATAAAATACTTCAAGCATTTCAGCAGACCCGCAACCAAAATCCAAAATGGATTGCCCAATTTTTGCATTTTTTAAAACGTGTGTCCATCTAAGATAGTGTGCAAATTGATCTCGATGATATATGTGTCTTTCAAATGTCTGCTGCGGAGTTAGTTGCGTACAATTATATTTTACTCCATTATTTTTACGTTCCATGTTTTTGCCTCCTTATTTGTGCACAAATCTAAAATTATCTTCTTTTTCTATTTCATTAAAAATCTCTAAAAGCGTCATTTTTGATGTATCAATAATAGGAACATTAAATCGTTTTGCATAAAATTTAAATTCATTGTTTATCCACTCAACATTATCAATTATTCTACGATCTTCAGTTTTTCTTTCTTCTAATCTTTTCTTTATTTCATTATCATCTGCAGTAAGCACAAATACTTTGCCGCCGTTTTCTCTTGCATAAGCCAAAGCTATTCTTGCATCTTCCGATCCTATTCTGCATTTTCTATTAAATACTCTAGAATAAATCAATTCGCCGATCGTATGCCTATCCCATACTACATTTTCTTTTCTTGCCGTATTTTTATAAAAATCAAAATCGCCTGGATCATTCGCAGTACAATGACAAATATCAAGATTATATTTTTCTGCAAGTAATTTTGCAAGAGTACTTTTTCCGGTACCGTCACATCCTTCAAGAATTATTTTCATGATCTTTTTTCCTCCATTCTATGATTCCTATAATACATATTATGGTTTGAATTATGTCTAATACTGCTCTGCTGAATAGATTTATACTTATATCGTATATCAGCCACGCAATATTAGAAAATATCCATATCCAGAAACACCATCGAGATTTAAATGCATTAAGCACACTCCCTATTACTGCCGTTATAGTAAAAATCCACATTATTCCTTCTTCACAAAAACTCTATATTTTTTACGATTTACTGTTTTATTTACAATTTCTACACCATAATATTTTTTTATTTGTTTTGAGAATTCAATATTACTTAGAGGTTGAAAATTATTTGCCATACAAAATTCATAATAACTTCTATAAACTGTACTTGTAGGCTCATCTTCTATTTTAGGACCCTCTTTAAAAAATAACAAAATAGGATTATTTGTTTCTTCATAATCTTGAATTGCTTTACTTACTATTATTGATGTAGTAAATTTTTGATTTTTTAATATCCGCAATAATCCTTTAACGCCAATATTTATTAAATATTCCATTGGCTCTTGTTGAATCAATTTATATTTTATGTATGGATCAAAATCTGGATCATCTGATGTAAACTTTGCATTAAAAGGTATTATTACAAGTCTACTCAATACGGCACCAGATTTATCTTTAATTCTTGGAATATCATTTGCAGAAAAAATCAATTTCGCATAATTAGAAAAATTGAATGGATCTTGTCCTTTGCGTTCAGCATTAACAGGATTTCCTGAAGATAATTTTTTAAATATCGCCGGATTTGGAATAAATTCATCTCCGATATCATCTCCTATATTAGCAAGTTTCCCGAATAATTCTGCAGTTTTAAATCTGTCACTTAATTCCTTAAGATCTAAATTTGCCACGTTTTCTTGCCCCAGCAAATTATTTAACATCGCTAAAAAAGTAGATTTTCCATTTTCCTTTTCCCCTGTTAATATAAATGCTTTTCTCAATTCAGATCTTCTATAGAAACAATATCCAATGCATTCTTCTAAGAGCATTCTGATAGATTTATCATGACAAGATAATTTATCAAGCGTATTATCTGCTAATTTTGAATATGCACCTTCAATATAATCATATGGTATTTTATTTGTTATTACAATATCAGGAGTATAATCTTCTAATTCGCCTGTTTCAATATTATAAATACCATTATTAAATGCAATATAATTGGCAGTACTCATTTGCGTATTTTGCCGAATCATAATATCAATATATGATAATACTTCTGCTCTTTTTGCCTTATTTAAATCAGGAATATGCTGTATCATTTGAGATTCTATTTCTTTTGTTCCATCTACATATATTCCGTCTTTATAAACGTGCAGTTGTCCATCAATTTTAATAATATGATTTATATTTTTTAAATATCTTGCAAATTTATCAAATAAAAATTGATTTCTTCTAAAAAATATAGGTTTTTGAAATGCTTCATCCCGCGACAATGTGTTTAACTCTTCATCTGACAACGGATCTTTTAATATATATCTATTGATCAACTGAAGAGTTTCACGGCATTCATCTACAGTAAAATCATTTGATTGAAGTGTAAGAATATAATTAAATAATGCCTGATTTCTTCCATCTCCATCTCCTAATTCAGAGAATTTAATTTTTGTATTAATTGGAGTCAGCCATTTTGGAAGAGCTTGATATTCTTCATCATCATAAACATCATATATTATTTTGCGTTCTTTTCCATCAAATTTTTGTACAGAATAACTATTTTTACAGCCAGCTTTTATGTCTGCAGTAATTCCGCATGCTAAAAGTTTATGTATTCCGCATTTATTTAATATATATTCCCCGTTTAATACATTCATAAAGAAGAAATGTTTTCCGCGGGTTGTCTCATATACTCTACATGCAAGTTGTTGTTCTTCTATTATTTTCATTAATATTTCAGATTCATTAAAATCATCAATGTCAATAACTACAACGTCGTCATGTATTATTCCAGCATATTCAGATAATCCTTTTACTTCATCATATGTTTTTAATTCTTCAGATGATTTATTTCTAAATGGCATAAGGCATTTCTTATTTTTTGTAGGAACATATCCCCTAAATAATTTTTGCATTACTTATACCTCTATTCCATATTGTTTTAATCTTTTATACGCCAGATCAATGTACCATTGTTTATTAAGTTTAACAGGAACTGATTTTCCTTTTATATCTCCATTTTCTATAAAACACTGATCTGGCGTATTTGCAAATTTTTCTATTGTAGCTCCTTTCTTTTTACTTTTTCCTATAAACGTATCATTTTTATTATTTGATGCAAAAACGCGATAACATTTATTTTGAAAATATTTTCCATTATGCCATACTGCCCAATATTTTCCAGACAATTTTATTACCTTTTGAAACATGATCAACTCTGAACAATTAAGAATTGTTTTTTCCACTGGTATATTTTTTGTCATATAATCAATAAGTGCATTATTTATAATAGGAAGATCATAATCTACATTGGTTAATGATTTTGTGTATGCTCCTTTTGTTTTAACTTTTCCATTATCTCCTACCAATAAATAATTATTGACATCTTTTTGAAAAACTTTTTTATAAATTTCAAATTCCATTTTCATTCCGGTACGTTCTTCCCATTCCCATACTATATCATCAATAATCTCATACCAATCTTTTAACTTATACATATTGGGCATTTTTACTAATATTCCATCGGTATTAGATTGAATCAATTCTATGTGCGGTTCAAGTTTTTCAATTAAATCTACAAGAAGAAGCTGACCGTTTACAGTTACCGCATTATTTTCTCTTGGATCAAACAATGACGATTGTCTATCTTTTAATTGTCCAGATATTGCATTATCAGCAATTTTATATGGCAATCTTGCTACTTTATCTCCTAAAGCCTTAAATTTTAAATTTTCATTATGAATTTTTTCAAAATTTTCAGGATTTGCCATATTACGATATCCCAATTTATATTCGAGTTGTAAGCTAGGATAATATGCTGTTACATCCGCCATTAGATAAATTCCTTCACCGTAATATGGAGTAGCTTTTACATATTTTTCTCCATTACTTTTTGTTTTAATTTCTCCTATAGCGCCATGTAATCCTCCCCATGCCAATACATGCGGAATTTTTCCTATTTTTACAATTTGCTTTTTGTCATAATCGTGATTTTCCTTGCATTTATACCAATCCGCACATTTTTTATATTTAGACAATTTCAATGTTGAAACAATTTGAAATAAGAATGGATCATCGTTAAAAAACTTTCTTTTTCCGCCTAATATTTTTGCTACGCGCTGAGCACCTGTTTTTCCAACATAAGATAACGGAAGATTAAATATTTTAACCAGTCCCATCGCAGCATCAAATTCTGATTTTCTTTCAAGGAATACATTTGATGTTTGTTCTACATCATATCTGCAGTATTTTATGGTTTCTTTTATTTCATCGGGCGTAAGTTTACGATCAATGTCAAATGGTACAGAAGTTTCTTTAATGCTTTTTCCCATAAATGCTTCAAGCGATTTTAAACCTCCATCATTTCTCAGCATTACATCGTAATTTATCATTTGAATTTGGTTAAATAAACTAGTATATTTCCATCCATCATTACCAAATTTAATAATAAAATCATTTACTTTTTTTGGATCAATATCTAAAAGAATAGATTTTAAAATGTATTGATCATACCTTGTATTATTATATCCAATCCATATATTATTCTGTGCATTATAGAAATAATCAGATAACTTATCTTTATCATTTACTATAACAGTTTCTTTTTTCTCAATTGGATTAATAATTACAGTTAACCAATCATATTTAAATACTTCAAAATCGTATATTTCTAACATTAAACGGTTCCTCTTAATTTTATTCCGTGCCCAGAAATAAGGGCACGGAATAAATAAATTTACTCAAAAACTTCTTCAATTGAGATATTATTGAACGCATCTGGATCATAATCAACAACGTATTTCAGATCTTGAATATCTTCTTCAATATCCATAACAAGATCTGCGAATTGCTGATATCCAATAAATTCTACAGATTCGATCGCATCAGATGGATCAAGCGTTTCAAGCCAGCCGACGGCCGATGCGATCATATTGGCATCATTTTTAGTACCATACAGTACACGATTCATAAATATGCACTGTTTTGTTTGATCGCATTTTTTTCCATCTTCATCGCCAATAATTCTAAACTGTGCTTTAAGCATTGGACGACCGTCTTTTGTTTCACCAACTTCAAGTTTATCAACTTTGCAAGAATATGAACCCGCAGGTACATCTTTATACTCAGGTGCATTTTCTTTTGCCTCAGTAATATCTTTTTTGAGCTGATCCATGTCAACCCTTTCGTCAAACTTTGAAAAATCCATAATTTTACCTCCTTAATATTATTCTACACGTCTGCGACGGCGTCTAACTGGTTTTGTATCTTCCTGCACATCAGAAGAACTATTATCATTATTAGAAGAATTATCACAAAATACTTCTCCTACGATTTCATCAAGATTTTCTGCTGTAACTTGTTCTTCTACCACGTTTTCATCTTTTTGTTTACGTGATTTGCGCGACTTTCTTTTTGGCGTTATTTCTTCTTCTGAAACCGTATGGCTTTTATCATCTTCTGCAATTTCAGTATCAGATTTTGCACCATCCATGTAATAATAATTTTCAATTTTATCTGCTACATATTTTAAATCATTTGGAATTGCAAGTGATGGAAACATTCCTTCAGGACTTTTTAATGTATTTGATCCATTATTTTGTGTGATAAAATAATATTTACCATCTACCACCTGAGTTCCAAGCACTATCATAAACAGACCTTCAATTGTAATATATTTATCAAGTGCTTTTCCTATAGTTTTGATTTGTACTCTTCCTGTTTCATCATTATACATGACATGCGAATTAAGAAAAACTATTGTATCATCAGGAAGTTCATTAATTGTATCTAATACATCAGAATATCCCTGCTCAATTTCATTAAATTTTTCCCATCCTTTTTCACCGATTCTCTGCATCATCGGTATTCCAAGAATATATTGAAAATCATCAACCACAATATATTTCTTTTTTGTTTTTTTCAGTTCTGCTACAAGATCATCACTCGTTGGAGTCTTTGTAACATCGTATTTTCCTCTAAACGGAAGAATTGGTTTCTGTACAGATAAAATCTTTACCTCTTCTGGCTTAAAATTATGAATTGCGTAAGTTTTTCCTGTACCGGATTCTCCAAGTATTAATACTCCGATTGCCATTATTGTACCTCCTTAAAATTTTACATCGAATTTTGGTGGGCTTTGTTCTATTGATACGGCTTCAACAATTTCTCCTGTTTCAGAATCAATGACATATTTTCCACTGATTTCTAAT